CAGCCCAATCTTTAATGCCTTCTGTTAGATAGATGCGAGGTACATTCAGATATTCAAAATCAAACAGTTTAGTTATCTGTTGACTATTCTGTACACCTGTAACATCACTATCAAAGCTTAAGATTTGTACATCAGAATTAGCTTTTAGATAATCTACATTCTCTTGAGAGAAGCAGGCTATTCCTTCATTTTGTACAGCACAGCTATATGGATAGATCTTCTTCATTACCATATAATCTTTCTTGCTCTTATTGATAAATGCTATTCTACAATGTTTAACATCCTCTATTCCATCCATAGTTGTGATGGGTACATTGTTAGGAACCCATTTGTTCTTCTTATCACCAAATGGTCTATAAATCTTCCAATGTTCTCCATATAAATAACCAAACACAAGATCATCTCCTTTAGTGTAGAACAATTGCTTATTCAAATACACCTTATTAACAGAATAGACATTGTTAGCTTTGAGATCATCAGCACTCTGATGGTATTGATTCCAATATTCAAGATCTTTGTTGGTAAACTTCTTTACACTCACTTGAATAATAGCACTTCGTTTAACAATCTCTGGTTGCTTATACTGAGAAACAATCTTCTCATAAGATTTTGTACATGTTCCATCCTTTATACCTAATCCAAAATCCTTATCAATCATTACAAGAGCATCGTAGAATGATATGTTATATAGTTCCATAACAAACTTAAAACAATCACCACGTTTACTAGTGTCTGCAAAATCAATAAATGATATATATCCCTTCCTATCACCTATTATGAAGGAAGGGTTGTTCTCTTGTCTAAATGGAGAATATGTTATCTGATTAAGATTCCAAGATTTATTAGGCATATAGAATCTAAAAATGTCGTAATCACTAATCTTGTCTAGAATAGATTCTGATACTAGATGTACCTTTTTATTTCCTGTTATCATATTGCAAATATAAAAAAACCCTCTATTGAATAAATAGAGGGTTTTCATTATTTAGTAACGATTAATAATCAGCACCATCATCAGAAATAACAGCACTAGATGCAACTAAATTGTCATCAGCACTATAGTCTTTCATGTCCTTAAGAATATAAAAGTCTTTACAACCATATTCACCAGTTACATTAAGAACAAATCTCTCATGAGGTTTCAAATCCTTACTCTTCTTACCTTTCAATGCATTAAGAACAGATGCACTGCTATAATCCATAAGTCTGAAGTATTTCAAGTTGTATGCTCCAAAGAACCCTTTGTTATACACTCCTTGATATTCCTTAGTTTCACCATCTTTCTCTACAGACCTAATTGTAGCAATACCACCAACTGTTGTAGCATAATCACCATTAAGTTGATATTTCAAATCCTTAAGATTACCCTTCATAACAGATTTCCACTCAAGCTGAAGAGTTGTATCTGCATCACGATAATCAAGATTACCCAACCATATCTTTAAGAATGTGTACAATTCTTCCTCACCTACAAACGCTACACGATAGTCTCTGTTAGCAAACCATGTAGGAAGATCATTAGCATCAGATGCCCAAGAGCAAGAACCAACATTGTTGATATATTGCTTCTTTGTACCATCCTTGTTAACCTTCTCTTTGTTCTCTAAGAAGAACGTAGATTTAAACTTAGTTTTAGTTTTAGCTTCTTCAAGCCAAACATCAACACGAAGAGTGGTGTTACCTTCTTTGCTTGTAGATAAATACTCAACAGCTTTACTGCCTTCTTTCAACTCCATTCCTAGAAGATCATTATACTCTTCTTCATTAGGATTGATGGCAATCACTTTAGCCTCAAATAGACCAACTTTCTTTGCATACTCTGTCTGGTTTCCTTGTCCTTGTTCTTTCTTCTTTCCTCCGATGTTACTCATTGTTTTCTTGTTTTTGTTTGTTTACTAATTATAATACTCGTCTAATTTTTTAGCAATGTAACTAAGATCGTTTGGTATCTTGATTTCATCAAACATACCATCTGGACTCTTAGCTGGATATTTCTTAAACCTGTTTGTGAGATAGCTGTAAGTTACAACACCATCTTTACTCTCTTCTACATGTGTATAGAGACAAACTGTCAACAATCCCTCAAGAAGGACTTGATTATCAATCAACTTACCTGCTGTCTTAATCTTATATCCAATGATGTCACCACCATCTTCAATAGTTTCAGGATGTGTTAAATAGAACACTTTAATATCATCTCTAAGCCTTCTAGCTTCTCTGAATAATTCCACCATATCCTTAGCCATCAAACTGAATTTGGTATAACCAACTTCTGTAGCTTTAGATACAATGTTAAAACCCATGATGTAATTACTGTCCTCAATGATGATGTTCTTAATGTGAGGAGCTTTCTCTGAAAGAACACGAAGTCTTTGTGTAATCTCAATAGCATCATCTAATTCAGCATAATTCTTGTTTTCTACGTTATACAGCTTTTCTGATCCCTTGAAAGGAAGTTCTTTCTTAGCTACATTAATAATGTAGGTTTCCTTAGGATCTAAATGTTTAATTGATGTGGATTTACCAGTACCTGTAGCACCAACAATCCCGATTAATTTGCTTGCCATGTTTATTATTGTGTTTTAATGTTTTCCGAAGATACTAAAATTTCTGCAGATTGCAAAACTTCCTTTCTCTTATTTAAGATGTCTGGATTAGCAATAATCTCATTGTAAATCTTTTCCATGTTCTCTTTGTGGTAGCTTCCAGTTTTGTAAACACCATCAACATAAATGCAATACCAAGAGTCAATTGTTTGAAAACTTGTTTCACTAACGAATTCTACCTTCATAAAATCATTTTTATTTTTAAGTTTTAATCCCATTTCTTCTAACACTTGCTCAACTTGAGAAATGCTTTTTTGTCCAAAGTTTTTATGTTCTGCTAATTCTTCTACAGTGCAATTTATCAATTCACCAAGTGTTTTAATCTTTGCAGCTCTTACACAATTAGAAGCTCTTATCGGAAGATCCAAATCTTCTACAGGTGTTTCTAGAAGTTTTTGTCTTTTTATAAATTCTGAGTTCATAAGTAATTGATTTTACTTTTATCAAAAAATTCTAATGCTTTCTTTAACCATTTAAGCTCTACATCTTCATCTGAACTAATGATGTATATGTGAGCTTTCTTATCAGGAGTGTCATATTCCATAGCCATACAACGATTCACCTTTTGTGCAAGGTTCTCTCCATTACTATCGAAATAGTTGATAATCACACGATTAAGTGGTTTATATGTAACACCTGTGTTACCTATCTTCACTACAGCCATATGATTAATTGCATCATTTCCATTAGCAAATTCTGTAAATAATTCATTAACTCCAGATTTACTATGATGTGATGCTATTCCTAAAGAATCAGCTATCTTGGTTGTTCCACAGAACACAAGAATACGTTCATCCTTATGAGCATTTAATATCTTCTTGGTCATGTTCAACTTAGCTAAACTACTCTGTATAATTCTCATCCTGGCAAGTCTAAGGAACATTGTGTTTCCTCCTTGTCTCTCAAGAGAGTTAATCACCCAAGCATAGCTATCAAATTGCTTCTTCTCTGTTCTTTTCTTACCCTTATAGTCATTAATTGTTACATCATCCAATGGAACCTTGACAACAGTGATTTGATAATCTACAATCACTCCTTCACTAATTGCTTGTTCAATAGGATATGTTGCTATAACAGGAATATCAAGTTGACTGAGAAGCGTAGATTCAGTGGATTTAGACAGTGTACCAGTTAAGCCTAACACTTTATCATTGTTCTCAAGAAGTGTCTTACAAGCCTCTATTTGAGCTTCTGAGAGCAAGTGTATCTCATCTATCACAACTAAATCAAATGCTTGATCTTGATACTTATGTAATGATATGTGAGTGGTGTAAGTTACATTCTCATCATCATATTTACACTGCTCAAAATCATCCTTCCATGAATCTTTAATCTTATTGTCTGGATAGGCAATAAGAACACTATTAGTTTTAATCTTCTTAAGAATGTTGATGGTTGTACGTATTTTACCAAACCTTGGACATAAATTAAGAATTCCCCACTTACTAGTTAACCAAACTTCTGCAAACTCCATTTGTCTTTTGTCTCTTAGTGTCATAGGTATTTGATTATGTTACCATTAGCATCTGCAAGAATAATAATTCCAAACTTAGCATCGTATGCATCTCTTAGTTTTTGGAAAATCTCATTCAGATTTCCCCACATCTGTAGATAGATGAGACATTCTTGAAAGCCAAGTATGTTTCCTTTATGCACATCACTATCAAAATTGATTGTGTAATGATGATAGATGAGATTTGCTGCATTAGCATCTGATCTAAGGGTGATATATTGTTCCTTTGTCATATTCTGTATATGTTAAAATTGTTAATGACCAAAACAACCACTCAAAATTAATAGCAACATGCTTTTCATCACCATAAGTGTTTGAATACATTGCTGCTGTAGGAATAAATACAATTTGCCACCAACCATCTTTAGGAGTAGTGGACATTGTTAAAATCTTTGTCTTCATATTATTTGCTTAATTTTTCATAATCTTCTTTATATATCCATTTAAAGCCTTTATGAGACTTTCTTTTACCTTTACAACAACTGCATATATGTGAGTCTAATGCTCCAGGCACAGAAATGCAAGCATCTACTGTAGATTTATGAGTAGCTATATAGTTTAAATCCATATCAAGTTGTATAATAGGAATCTTATTAGCTTCAGCTATTTTGTTTCTAGTTTCTTTAGAAATAGGATTTTTCTTCATGTATTGTCTTCTTTTTTCTGAAAACTCAACACCCATTCTCCTATTTTTATTTGCTTTGGATATATTATTCTTAACCTCATCTGTGTGTTTTTTTCCATAAAAAGGATTATTTTCTCCTTTAGTTTGTTGAGATTTAATTTTACGAGTTTCTTGAGAAGGACAAAATCCAGTTAGTCCCTCACCACCATCAGTATGATTTTTAAGAATAAAGTTCCAAGATTTAAACATCTGAATATAAAACTTTTCCATCTCTGAAGATTGTTCTTCAGAACAATTGTCTAGTTCCTCAATTAAAGGAGTCAATCCTTGATTAGTTAGTTTTCTTATCCATGTACAAATTTTTCTACTATGCCTTTTGCTATCAAAAAGATGCCCACTCAACCTATTAGATAAGGAAGTTATGGTCTTTCCTATATAAACTATCTCATTAGTTAATGGATGTGATAATGTATAAATGTAACACTGTTTCATAGAGCAAATGTATGGTATCTTCTCGAAATTACCAAATTTATTTTTCCATAAAAAATGATTTATTTATCACAGATTCATAAT